CTGGATAGATTGTCATATAATGTGGACGGTGTTGTCATGCCCAAAAGCGTCAATGACGGGTGCTTAACTATTCGATCAAGATCGGCGGCTTGTGATTTCGTCAATCCGGTTTTGGCGTATCCGATCTGCCGTAGTGTTGCGGCTTGCCGTCCGAAGACTTCCATTAATGTTGTGTGACTGTCGGCCTTGTGCTGATTTCCGGCGGCTTGGCTAGATGCTAGAACCCGACCAAGTTCGTCAATGATTGCAATATGGTTCGGTTGATTGACTAACGACGAAAAGACGCCAGCACTTGACGTATAGCCGCCTGGTCCTATCAATTTATCCAGCCCGGCATGTTCGAGGCACCGCTCGATCACTGTTTTTGCATGTTCTTTTCCAGCTGCCGACTTGGCAACATTTATAAAATACAATGCGCTGTAGTTTTGCTGACACGATCGCCAGCGGCGACCCATAGCAACGGCACCTAGGGCCAAAGCCGCCTGTACTGCAAATTGTGGTTGCTCTTTTGGCGCTGTGGTTGCGTAAAAAGTGACCACCTCATTTAAAATGCCGGGAACGGTTAGCAAATGGTCTGGGATATCATCATCTGACTTTTTGTTAGCCATAATTGATTGCGCGACTTTGGCGCCGTGATCGATGGCTTCCTTGTCATAGTCAAACGCCGAATCTGATTCCATTTCCAGCAATTGCGCGGCTTCCCTGACGGCCCTTTGGACATCGCCCGCGTGTTCATACTGACAAAACAGCTCGAACGCATCAAAACTGTGCGCGCTGTCGAATGGATCGGACGCATGATGACTATATGCTGTGTTGTCCTCGAAAACAGAAACGCCTGATAGTCCGCTCGTGCTGCGGGGGCTTAGATATCTGTTTTTAGCTGTGCGCTTGTATCCGTAAGTTTGCAGCAGCATGTGGATATTGTGTTCCTGATTATATCTATCAATTACACTTGTTCCGGCTGGCCTTGGCTTGGCTGGCATTGTCGGTGACTTGTCTACATAATTTGGATCAATCGATTCCATTTGCGGCTTAAAGCGTTTCCAGTTTTCCCATAAGACCCGCAATTGTTGCGGCAGCTCTGGCAACCCTGTTTCCAATGATCGACCTGCCCATTCATAAGGCATTCCGGTGTCCGGGTGAATGCTCGGCGGTAACACGTCTTGTGTCGAACCTGCGCGCAATTCGAATATGACCCCGACATTCGGCCATGACAGACTGACACGGCTTTTGATTGTGTCGGGGCATTTAAATATTACTTTGGCCCTGCCAGAACGTCCGACAATTTGCGGACCTGCTGCCAGAATTGCATCATAATCTATGCCAAGAGCTGCCCAGCATTGTTTGGTGCGCTCGACATCATCTATGTCTATTGCACACGTGCCGCTTGCGCTGTGGAGCAAGCCCATATTAAATGTCGGGTGCTGTTCATAGTGAATGACCGCCTGGTCTGAATCCACAAGCGCGCGCTCGACCTGTTGCCAGCCGTACGACTTGGGCGCCTTTGATCCCGCCGGGATGCTTACCAGACCCCATTGCATCTTGCTTGTGTAGAAATCTGCCCAATCACTTGTTGTCTTTTTCATAAAAATCTCCTTGGTGGGTTGACTTAATATAAGCATGGCTTACAAGTCAATGGGTAGAAAGAAAGAAAGGATAGATAAATGTCTAATGTCGCTACAATTGCGTCTGCATGGCTTGACGCTAAAAAAGCCGAAAACGCCGCCAAGGAGCGGCGCATCAATCTAGAAACTGAACTATGCGAAGCCTTCGACGTCAAGGACGAAGGCACAATTACGCACAGCATAGATGGTTTTAAGATCCAGTTAAATCAGAGGGTATCTCGCAAGGTTGATCCTAAAGCATGGGATTTAGTGCGTGATAAATGCCCGGAAGTAATCTGGCCGGTCAAGATGGTTCCGACCGTTGACCTGTCCATGATGCGCTGGTTGCAGGACAATGAGCCGGAAATCTGGGCTAATATTGCAAGAGCGTTCACGACATCCAAGCAGAAAGTAGGAGTGAAAGTAACCAATGATTGATCTTAATAGTTTATCGACACCGACGGGTCAGAGGCCCGTCATTTGCACCATTTTTGGTGAGGGTGGCATGGGCAAGACAACACTTGCAGCCATGTTCCCAAAGCCTGTGATCATCAGGACTGAGGACGGCACGGCTAGTCTTCAAGGCAATGAAAATGTGGCACTGTTTCCGCTGGCGCGGTCAAGCAATGACGTTTTCGGCGCTATCGAGTCGCTGGCAGTCAACGATCATGACTTTAAGACTGTGGTGATTGATTCAATCACGCAGCTTGCAAGTATGGTCGAGCAGGAGATCGTCGAGGCCGATCCGAAGGCCAAGTCAATCAGTCAGGCTGGCGGTGGATATGGTGCTGGCTTTAATGCAGCGGCTGAAGTCCATCGGTCACTGCGAGACTGGGCCGGTAATCTGGCCTATGAGAAGAACATGAATGTTGTTTTCATCGGTCACGCCGATACTGAAACGATTGAGTTGCCAGACTATGACCCATATGCACGTTACACCGTGCGGATGCACAAGAAGGCAATTCCAAATTACACAGATAATGTTGACCTGGTCGGTTTGATTCGGCTCAAAACATTTGTGCGCGGTGATGGTGAGCGTAAACGTGCGATTAGCACGGGCGAGCGGGAGATTATTTGTTATCCGCAAGCCGCCTCGGTCACTAAAAACCGCTTCGGCATCACTGATGCTATTCCGTTTACTTTTGATGGCGGAAACCCTTTTGAACAATTTGTCAGCCAATAGGAGATAAAAATGAGACTTGATGGATTTAATGCGAGCGACTTTGCGCCAACACAAAGCTATGAGCCTATCCCGGAAGGGACTTACAAGGCGGTCATTACTGAGTCGGAAGAAAAGCCGACAAAGGCAGGTACTGGCAGCTACATGCAGCTTACGGTCGAGATCATCGACGGTCAGCACAGCGGACGTAAACTGATTGACCGGCTCAATCTCAATAACCCCAACAAGGTAGCAGTGGATATCGCGCAGCGCACCTTGTCGTCTATCTGTCGCGCAACGGGCGTAATGACACCAACTGACAGCCAGGAGCTGCACGACAGGCCGATGATGGTCAAAGTGGTTATTCGTCCGGCGCAGGGCGACTACTCTGCCAGCAATGAGATTAAATCTTACATGGCTGGTGAAAGCATTCCTGCACAGTCTGCTACCAGCAAACCAAGCTGGGCGCGTTGATATGGACTTGTCGCATTATGCAAATGCTAAGACCGTAGATGCCATTTACGAGCATTATCTCAAGACACGCGATGACTGGAGGCGTCCCCATCTGGGGGCGTCTCAAATAGGCAAAGAATGTGAAAGGGCGTTATGGTATCAGTTCCGCTGGAGCTGGGCGCCTGATCATGATGGCCGATTGCTGCGTATGTTCGACACTGGCAACCATGAAGAGGCCAGGATCGTTGCCGATCTGAGGGCGATAGGTGTCAGAGTGTGGGAGGTTGATGATGCCACTGGCGAGCAGATTAATTTTAAAAGGTTTGGTGGTCACTTTGCTGCTAGTCTTGATGGCGTAGGCGCAGACTTTCCAGAAGGTAAGGAGTCGGCGGTTCTAGAGTTTAAGACTGCCAATGAAAAGAGCTTTAAAAGCACCAAGAAAGATGGTGTAGAGAAGTCAAAGCCCGTATATTGGGCGCAGTGTCAGGTTAACATGTTACTGTCTGACCTAGACCGCTGCATGTTTGTCATGGTTAACAAAAACACTGACGAGATTTACGTCGAGCGCATTAAATATGACAAGGCATATGCTGAAAGTCTGATTGCCAAGGCAGACAAGATCATATTTTCCGACAAGCCGCTGACAAAGATTGCGGAAAGTGAAGACTGGTTTGCTTGCAAGTTTTGCGAGTATCGCCCGATTTGTCATCGGGGCATGGTGCCGGAAGTTAATTGCAGGACATGTGCCAAGGCAACGGTCGAGACAGATGGAAGCTGGACGTGTGGCGTGAGCGGTAAGACGTTGAGCATAACAGAGCAGAAGCAAGGCTGCGATAAGCACATATACAATCCATACGGGATGCCGTGGGACGTTGTTGATGCGGGGGAAGACTGGGTTGAGTATGAGAGCGGAATCAGAAATGAAGGCAACAGCAAAGCCATTTACGCTGAGACCTTATCAAAGGTCGGCGATTGACAGCACATATGATTAC